GTAGGCACTGAAGAAGCTATTAGAAGATTTGAATCATCTGAATTAGACCAGTTTTTAAAAGACCTAAAAATCCATCTAAGTCCTAAACTATTTACTAAAATAGAATACCTTGTAATTCAATGTTTCTACCCATAAATTGGTTTCTGTCCATTTTAAAAGAGAAGAGGTTTGGGTTATAGTTAAAGGTACAGGTGAACTAAAACTAGACGATAACATCACCCCAGCAAATCCTGGAATTATCTTCCATATACCTGTAACAGCTAAACATCAAATTAAAAATACCGGAGAAGAAGATTTAATCTTCATTGAAGTTCAGTTAGGGAGTTACTTTGGAGAAGATGATATTGTAAGATTAGAAGATAATTATGGCAGAGTATAAAGTATTAATAACAACAAGTGGATTAGGTAGTAGGTTAGGAGAATTAACTAATTATACTAATAAAGCTTTAATAAGAGTAGCAGATAAACCTGCTATTTCTTATATTATAGAATCATATCCTAAAAATATTGAATTTATAATTACACTCGGCCATTTTGGTTCTCATGTTAAACAATTTCTTCAATTAGCTTACCCTAATCATAATTTTACTTTTATCGAAATAGATAATTATAAAGGGCCAGGTAGCAGTTTAGGATATTCATTACTGCAATGTAAACATAGCATAAATTCTCCATTCATATTTCATGCATCAGATACTATAATAACAAATTATCATCCTGAATATCCTAATAAAAATTATATTATAGGGTCTTATAAAGATGATCCTGCTCAATATCGAACTTTACATATTAATGAAAATAAATTAATTAATATAAATGAAAAAGGGGAATTAAACTTTGATTACTTATACATTGGTGTAGCTGGTATTAAAGATTTTGAATTATTTTTTTATAACTTAGAGAAACTAATTAATAACGGGCATGAAGATACATCAGATGTACACGCTATTAACAGTATGTTATCTGAGGTTAGTTTTATTAAAAAAGAAGTCAACGGAGAAAATTGGTTTGATATTGGAAATACAACAGAATTAAATAAAACCAGAAAAATATTTCAATCCCATATTGAAGTATTAGATAAGGTAGATGAGTCTATATTTTTCTTTGATAATTTTATAATTAAATTTTTCTCCAACTCTACAATAAGTAAAAACAGAGTTACTAGAGCGCTTAATTTAGGAAATTTAGTACCTAATATATTAGATTCAACTGAAAATTTTTATAAATACCAAAAAGCTGAAGGTAAACTTTTTTCCAAATCTGTTAATTCTGAATCCTTTAACAAGTTTTTAAACTGGACAGAAACCAATTTATGGGTAGAAACATTGGATGCTAATTTTAAAGATAAATGCTATGATTTTTATATTACAAAAACTAAACAACGAGTAGCTCAATATTTAAAAAATAATAAAGAAAATAATCAAATTAATGAACAGAGTATCCCAGGCATTTATGATTTAATTAATTCTATTGATGTAGATTGGTTATGTAATGGTTTACCTAGTCAATTTCATGGTGATTTTATTTTAGATAATGTTATTGAAACTAATGATGGGTTTTGTTTAATTGATTGGAGACAAGATTTTGCGGGTGATTTAGAAATTGGAGATAAATACTATGATTTAGCTAAACTAAATCATAACTTAACTGTAAATCATGATATAGTAAGTAAAAATTTATTTAATCCTTCTTCAAATAATTGTTACATATTAACTAATAGTACTTTAAATGAGTGTAAAGAAATATTACATTCTTTTATTACAGAAAATTTGTATGACTTAAAAAAAGTTCGTATATTAACTTCATTAATTTGGATTAATATGGCTCCTCTTCATGAATACCCTTTTAATAATTTTTTATTTAACTTTGGGAAGTATAATTTATTTAAAAATCTAAAATAATGGCAACAAAATATTTTATTGGACCTATGTCCAAAAATGTAGTAGATACTATAATTGAATTTTGTAATAAAACCAATAATCGTATAGGATTAATCCCTTCTCGTAGACAAGTTGAATGGAATGGAGGTTATGTTAATAATTGGAATACTAAAAATTTTTCAGAATATATTACTAGAAAATCAAATTTTATTATATTACAACGAGATCACTCAGGTCCTGGTCAAGGACAATTTGATGATAATGGAATATCTTCATTAATTGAGGATTGTAAATACTTAGATTTAATTCATATTGATCCTTGGAAAAAGTACTCAAAATATGAAGAAGGATTAGAATGGACTATTGATATGATTAGACTTTGTAATACTATTAATCCTAATTTAAAGTATGAAGTAGGCACTGAAGAAGCTATTAGAAGATTTGAATCATCTGAATTAGACCAATTTTTAAAAGACCTAAAAATCCATCTAAGTCCTAAACTATTTACTAAAATAGAATACCTTGTAATTCAATCAGGTACTTCATTAAAAGGAACTACTCAAACCGGAGAATATGATAGTGATAGATTAAAAAACATGATATCAGTAGCTAAAAAGTATAATCTCCTAACTAAAGAACATAACGGTGATTACATTCCAGTTTCTGTTATTAAAGAAAAATTTAATTTAGGATTAGATGCTATTAATATAGCTCCTGAGGGTTTATAATCGTTAATTAAGTAACGAGCTCCACCTCCTACTCCCATTATTAGTTGATCATAAAATATACCAACATCACGTAATTGCTGTTCAGTAACTTGTCGCATTGATTCTTTCCTTCCGGTTAAAAGAATTATATTATAACCCTTAGCTTCCCATTCTTCTAATTTCATTAAAGAACCTGGGATTAGTTTCATTTTATGTAAAGAATTTGAAACTGCAGAAGGTGTATTATGTTCAACTAATGTTCCATCTATATCACAAATAATAGTTTTAGGTCTTAGATCCATTAAATGAAAATTATATTGGGATTAATATTAGTTAATATATCATTTTTAACTTCTTCATTATAAACTCCAGCTCTTAAAATTACTAATGCTTCAGGAATATCTTTTAATATTCTTGGATTTTTACATATTAAAGAAGTACCATATAATCTTTTACTTTCTTTTTTAGTATCATTATCTAATAAACAAATTATTTTAGATACATCTAACCCAAATGAAATTAAATATTGAGAAAAAACATGAGCACCAAATAAATAAACAGGTAAATTTGTTTTATTTATAATTTCATTAATTTTATTTACATCATCAAGATGATTGTTAATATATTTTTGAAATGTAGATTTATTTTTCTTATACAACCCATTAGGTAGATTAGCTAATATATTATTTGTTTTTTTAGCACAATAGAATATACTGTGATCTTTTCTAAAATATTGTTTTTCAACTAATTCAAAATTATACTTATTTAAAAAATATTCTATATAGGGTTCAGTAAAATATATTGTATGCTCAAAATTAATACAGTTAGTATAATTATTTTCTAACATAACCTGCATGTTAGGAAGAGTAAATATTAATAAATCTCCATCATTCATAAAAGACGATTTATGATTTATAAATTCATCAGGATTATAAACATGTTCTAAAACATGAGAATGAATTACAGCTTCAAATTTTTCATTTGATGTAAATTTATCATCAAAGAATCCTTTAATTACTTTGATTGGTAAATTAGGATCTACTGTTGGGTTAGGTTCAACCATAGTCCATTTAATACTACTATCTAATTCTAAATATTTTTCTGCTAATATACCATGTAACCCACCAATCTCTAAAATACTTTTTGGTTTAAATTTATAAACAAAATCAGCAAATGATGAATGATGTTCATCCCATGCTTTTCCTATTAATCCTAATTTAAAGTATGAAGTAGGCACTGAAGAAGCTATTAGAAGATTTGAATCATCTGAATTAGACCAGTTTTTAAAAGACCTAAAAATCCATCTAAGTCCTAAACTATTTACTAAAATAGAATACCTTGTAATTCAAT